GATGCCAAGCAGATGTTTATCCATAAGGTGGTTCCTATTGTAAGAAACTATCCATTCTTCTTTAAACCTGTTCAAGATGGTATGGATGCACCGAAGTCAGAGCTATCATTTAGACTTCCGGCAAAAAAGATCACTAAGAAAAACATGTCTTAGTTACACGCCAGTTATTTAAGATATTATTAGGTGCGAGCCATTTTCCCGATTCATCATGAACTAACATACGTAGCTTCTGACCATCATAGGAGTTGTCTGCTGTACTTAACCAGTCAATTGTAGTATCTAGACCTGTAAGGGATTCTTCGTCCTTCTCAGCCATGTTTTTCTTAGTGATCTTTTTTGCCGGAAGTCTAAATGATAGCTCTGACTTCGGAGCATCCATACCGTCTTGAACTGGCTTAAAGAAGAACGGATAGTTTCTTACAATAGGAACTACTTTATGGATAAACATCTCCTTGGCATCCGGTCCTGTTTTTGATAGAATCCCAAGCTTTGCATCCATTGATATAGTACCAATGTTTGAAGTCTCCGATGAGGACATGAATGAGAATCCAGAACGTCTGTTTTTAAGATAACACATACCAAAGCATCTATCGTCCGCCTTGCATGCCTCCCAGAAGATCCAGAATATTCTATTTGATTCACGGAAGTCTGGAAGTCCGATATCAATCTTAGACCACTGCAAGTACATATAGTGGCTACCTGTAATGTATGTGGGCGATCCGTTATTTACGAACCAGTGTCCGTCATCTCTCTTCTCGAATTCAGCCTGAATGTAATCTACCCACTTAACCTTAAACTCAGGAGACATTTGATTCCATTCAAATATAGTCTTGATTCTAGAAAGTTCTTTCGGATATTCTTCTGGCTTCCATTTATTATCTCCCTTCTTTAATCCTTTAGGAACTTTAGGAAGTCCTATTCTTACACCGTTAATTTCGTATACCTCACCGACTGTACCATCTCTGGATATGACAATGAGATCATACTTCTCATCATACCCATATTCCCACTTCCGGTTCTTAACCTGACTTGGTAAATAATCATCAAGTACAGCGTATAAACTCACTTCTTCTTGGCTTTATCTTCAGCGAATGACGCTGGTATTTGTTCCATTTTCTTTGCAATTGCTGCTTGATCCTCTGACGGCTGTTCTGTCTCGATCTTATCAAGTATCACTAGTGCGTCCTCGAACGCTAGTCTTTTTGCAGCGGCGGCAGTACGCATCTTGTCTGCTGTAAGGTCGCCTTCCATTCCGGTAATAATTGGGTCTTTTAGAACTTTAATAAGCTCGTTAACCGCAATCATTCCAGCCTCTAAGATTTCTGTTCGCTTACTAGACATATCATACTAGTTTTCATTCGGTATAACTTCTTTCCGTCTATATTGAATTCATACTCGCTGTCTGGCAAGAATGAAATAATCGTTCCGGGTTTGATGTCTGATTGTTCAATGTTCGGATATACCATTACTCCAAATAGCGATAGTTCATCACAGTTGTTTATGAGTCCTTCTGTATTACTTGTGTCTTTAATAGGCTCAACGAAGCAGTATGGGGCGATTGCATTCCATTTGCTTTCGACTGATCTGTACGCGTACACTTCAGTAGGATAAATCATGAATTTATCTCCGAATAAATGCGAGGCTGAAGATTTCTCTCTTCCTTTCATGTCGTGATAAATCCTGAATGTATTGTGGTGTACGATTATCTCGTCGCCCGGTTTGATAGGTCCATCATAGATAATAGGAACAGATTCAACTACTCCAATTCTATTTGTAACTAAGTGATCCTCTTGAGAGGATGAAACTACAAATTCTTTATCACCTAATGATTTCGTGTTATCATACCGCTTTCCGTCTTTTGGCTCTACGATGAAGCAGTGTGGAGATCTCATGTTAAAATTCTAGATTGTGTTCAATAGTGACTGGCATGAAGTTATTTATAGTCTTCCATACGTAAACCTCATTAGCATCGTTTTTGATGTAAATATCGTATCCGTACTCTTCTCTTTGAATGTGCTGGATCTTGTGAGAACCTTGCATTATAGAACTTCCAATCTGAAAGTGCATAGCATTCATTGGGTCAGTACCTATAGATATTTTTCTAATAGCTATTGGTTTCATGATTTAAACTCTCCGGTTTGCATATCGATCTTAGTGTTGTCAGAGATTTTATATTTCTCTACTAAGTCATTATTCACCTTACTCATTCTAGATTCTAGTGCTTTAACGGCATCGATTGCTTGAGACTTCATTATTTCTGCGTCAGCGATTCGAATTTTGAATTCTTGATAAGCTCTATTTAAGCCCTTCATTTCTTCTAATTCTTCTGGCGTAATCCCTTTAGGATTAAGATCGATTGTTTTTCCCATTTGATTTGATTTATTTACTGCAAATATAGCTAAAAAAAGGAAACCCTCAGATTGCGCTGAGGGTCTGACATTAATTACTTATTAATGTGTGGTTATTATATCCTTAAAATTGAACACTCTTAAAATAAACGACTACCTCTAAATAACCACTTCCTGTTGTAAAGCCATCACCTGACTCTTCAAACAAACCCAAATCTGGGCTATTTGTAAACCTTGCATCAATATGACCATCCTCTGTTAAAGGATTAGTAACGCTTGGTATAAAAGAAACTGCAAACGAATTTGAATTATAGCTGGTTATCATGTTCGATTTTATATTAAGCATAAAACCTGCGGATCCAGATTCACCTATTGATAAATATTTTACATTTAAACCTCCTGCAACGAAATCAAGTCCACTGTAATGATATTTTACAATTGCCTTATAGTAATCATTATAATATCCATTCGCAGCACCATTTACTAAAATAGCAGGTGTTATTCCTAAAGCATGAATTTGTTCGGCACGGATAATTGTTCTTATTTTATTAAAACCAATAATATCACTAACTGCTCCTTCAACCAAGATGGCATTAGCAGAATTTGTAACATCTGTGCCATTTACCCAAACTAAAGGTGTTGTTCCTGTGGCAATAAAAACGCAACCATCTTCATCAATGTTTCCAGATTGAACATCTGCTACATTTGAGAAATCATCACCAGTACCGTAAGTACCAATAGTATATGTTTCACCAACAACAAGCGTTCCAGAAGTTTGTGTTGCAATACCGTTTCTCTCATATACAAGTCCAGTGTTATTTATACTAGCAACCTTCTCAGCAATTTCCTCAATCGTTACCATTGAAGATACTGCATTAACTTGTGATGATCTAACTTCTGGAGTTGGTACTGATGCATCAACACCTAAAAATTTTGTTCCGTCCTCTATCATTTTCCTTGAGATTTATATGCTTTCTTGTAATTCTTGCTTGATTTCAGTTTTGATGTCTGGCATTTTGAATGTACACCCGGACGACTGATTTTCTTTTTAACCTTCTTTGCGATTGACGATTGTTCTTTCTTTGCCATTATGCTTCGTTTGTACTGATTGTTCCTTTGGAATCAAGAATTACTTTTCGAACGTTTGCTGGTTGTGCTACCTTCCATGCCGTACGTCTTGCTTTGTGTAATCTTGACTTTAATATTCTAGTTACGTTCATAGCGTTGGATTGATTTCCTCCAAGTACGTGGTAACAGTCTTTATCTTCTCCTACATAAATACCAACGTGCCCGCCGCCATCGCGTTTGAATGTAAGGATATCACCTAACATTGGCTCCTTTACTTCAGTTCCCCATTTCGCCCAATTAAGCGCCCATAACGGAGAATCTACCGGCTTTAATCCTGCCTTAAATACTGCATAAGCAACAGCAAGTCCACACCAAGGTATTTCGTCTGCATTATATACTTTAGATAATCCAAGTTCTTTAGCCCATCCAAGTATAACTGGATTATGTGCTTTACCAACTATCTCTTTTATTCCAATTAGTTTTACAGCTTCAACCAATACTTTTGGAGCCGTCTCACTCTTTAAAAAATCGTAACTCATGTCTTTCTAATTAAATAAATTGCTACTACTAGTGCTGAAAGCATAATAGCCCATATCATTGGACTATTCCATCCTGAACGTTTATTCTCCTGTCTAGCTATTTTAACGTCTGCATTTGCTTGCTTAGTCTTCTCCTTTTCTACCTTAACATCTACCCTGCCTTGTTTTTTAAGGCGTTTAATCTCAAGTTTAAGCATGTCTTCAAGATGGTTAAGACTGTCTCGTTCTTGCTTATCCATTCTTCGGATATGCCATCTGTCTTTATAATCAATCTTAGCTTCTGGACATGGTACAGTTAAATCGACATAAATCAATGAATCCTTTCCGTCTTCACCCTTTACTGTATATGTTACTGTTATGATTCTTTCAGTTGAGTCAATTTTACCTCCATACTTGATGAATTTATCATAATGCTTTTTCTGCTTTGCCGGATTAGGAGTGGCGCAGTTCGATAAGAACATAACGATAAACAAGAATATTGCAAATCCAAGTGCGTAATATAAAATTCCTCTTATCATTCTTTATCGATTTTTTTATTCCAAACACTAAGTCCGATTGCTGAAGCTGAATACGTTATAAATCCCCAAAAAACAAATTCAATAACTACAAATTCTGGCTTAAATATTGGAATGAATGCATATATACATGCTGCAAAGAAAGCAGATATTGCTGCCATTCTTTTTAGCTCATATCTACCCTTTGGTCTTAAGGTGTCATTTATGATTGTTTTTATGTTGGATCTTATGCCCATTTAATTTTTCCTACTGGATCTTGTGGTAGTATTGCAAATACTGGTCTAGAATCTATTCGTTCGTTATAATCTACAAAACTAAATGAGCTAGTTCTCAATTGATCTTCATAGCAGTCGTATAAACGCTCTTCAACTATATCTAATCTGTCTGACATTGACTGTTTATCAGCATAGAATAATAAAGCAATAAGCATCAGTAAGCCGTGCTTTTTTATTAATTCGATCGCATATTCTACCGTAAATAAACCCATTACAATACAAGTGCTACTGATCCAGATGTTAGATCGATATTAACAAATACGTTCGCCTTATCAAACGGTGTAATCATCGCGCCTGCTTTAACAGCTGTAGCTGGGGTTGTAATATAATCAGCCTTGTCATTTCCAGCAGCGTCTGTAAGTATATTAAATACCGTATCTTCTAATACGTGAATTGCACTAACTGGTCTTGCAGTATATGCTGTTGTGTCATTTAAAATGATAGTACCTGCAGCTGCTGATAATATCTCGTTCCAAGTTCTAACCATATCTTAACATTTTTTTGCTCCACCTCTGCCCCTATTTGCTTTTCGGTGTTCTTTTACTATTGTGCCGTCTTTCTTGTGACTTGCATCTATCGGACTTCCTTTCGGAATACCTAACCTTTTTCTTGCTGCGTTTGCTTCTGTACGCTTCTTAATAGCCTCAGGCTTCGCGGCAGCTTTTTTTGATGTCTCCTGATGCTTTTTTCTAGCTTTAGGATTTTCTCTATAGAACTGTGCTGTCTTCCCTACTGCTGCCATAAAATATCTTATTTACCAGAAGATCTGGGTCATTTAAATTCTCTTGTCTTTTAGAACATGGCACGCACGGAGTAGCCGGCGTTCCGTTCGAAATAGCGTTTGCAATATAGCTAGCACCCGTTACTTTTGCGACTGCCGCAATAGTATCACCAATACCTTTGTGCTTTTTTATCAGTCTTATTTGCATATCTCTTGCAAAGATAGTAAATTTGTCGTAATTAATTAAAATCCAATGAGGCGACAGATACAACGAAACTACATCCGTAAAGAACCGAGTAATGACTATTTGAAGTTTTATCGAGTAGTTAGAAGATTTACATTACTGAAGTATGATCTGTCAACAGCTGATCTTGAGATGCTTATGTATTTATACACGGCTGGACTGTTTACATATCAGGAATTTATTGTGTATTCAAGTAATTTTTCTTGGGATAAGAAAAGATTTAAACGCATGAAGGACGGAGGTTGGATTCATATGTTCCGGGATAAGGTTGGGGCGGAATATCGCCTATACGAACTTACGCGCCATGGCAGACATGTTATTGGAAATATGTACAAAATGCTTAACTGTGAAATGGAAATACCGATGGCTCAGAAGAATAATCCGGCAGTCGCGCGTCGTAACTTCAGCGAGAAAACACTGATGATTGGAATAGAGCAGTTCAATAAGTACGTACGATCTAAGAATCCTAAGAAGAGAAGGGAGTATTAAATCAATTTTTTAGTAACGTTTGTTCTTTCTGAGTTTGTCATGTCAGCTTCAACTCTATCAACCGTATCATTAATATCACGGAATGTTACTGTTGCAAGTCCTCCTCCTAAATCAACAATCGTTGTTTTTCCTGCTGCAACCGCAGTTAATAGTCTTAAACACTCAGCAGCCGTATATCCTCCTTCAATTATCTCAGTCCATGGATTAGATGCTGATCCTGCATCATTCATCTTCTCCCCCATTGTTCCAACTGAATTATAACTTGCTGCCAAAGCATTCCAAACCGCAGCAGCTAAATTCTCAGGACTTAAATCTGTGTATGGAGTAATATCAGCTTCCATTGAAGCAAATCCCTTTAGATTCCCTGTAATCGCTCCACTTCCTATTAAATTAGCCGTAATATTAGCAAGGAGACTCAATGAACTTGTAATATCACCACTACCTGCTAAATTCGCTGCCATTTGTAATGTACCAACCATTGATGCAGATAAATCCCCACTTCCCATTAAAGTAGAAATTAACTGTACAATAAGTGTCATATTAGAAGTTAAGTCTCCCGAACCTGCCAACGTAGAAGATAAGTATTTCCCCATTGCCATATTAGAAACAATTGTTCCAGAACCATTACTTTGAGTAGTTGAAGATAATAACCCTCCCTTTTCAGAAAGGACTATTGAATATGGTGGTTCCGTGGCTGTTGGAAATGAATCTTTCTTGATTTGAGCAATATTAGTTGCATCATCTTGAGTAAAGAAATTACGCATAGTAGATGGGTTTAGATAGGTTGTAGGGCTTGTTGCACCACTATGTTGCCTACCTAAAACATTATAAATTGACTTGTAATTTCTTATTAACATTATTGTTGTCTTATTTTTTCTGCAATATCAAGTGATCCATTATCCTCTGCAATCTTCGCATCCAATTCTTTTTGGTATGCAATCATTTCAGCCATGATACGAAAAGCATCCCACTTTTCATCAGTAGCCTGTTTTGCTAGTTCTAAAAATCTTTGATTCATTATCTCCAAACTGTTGTTAACATTCCACTAAATGCACTATTCGTAGGGGTAGCTTGTCCGTGTCCTACTAAAAAATATAGAGCAGCACCATCATAAATTCTTGGCATAGATGGATACTCGAATACAAAGTTTCTTTCAGATGCTAAACCTAATGTTGATAATGGAAATCTACCAAGCTCCTTTATAATTGCAACCGTGTACGATCCAGAAACGTAAGATACTGAGTTTTGAATAGTGTTTATTTCCGCAATTCCTGCATCACCACTTTGTAATGGCATTGCATAATTATACTTACCAACACCTGTTGATCCTGTGTATAAAATTTGCGAGTTAGGACAAGCTGTTTTTCCAATAGGAAGTACAGTAGGTGTTGCTCTTGATGCTACTTGAGCAGAATTTGTATATCCCAAACTCATATTAGGTGTTGCTGCCCCTAAAGCTGTTGCAGATGGATTAAAAATAATCGCCTGTAATCCTGCTCCATTTGTATATCTTGGAAGTAACCATGAAATTGTGTGCGTTCCTGTGCCTGTTGATGTAATATCAATAGCCGTTCCTGCAATTGCATTAGCATAAGATGTAGCTAATTTAAACGTAGTATCAGAAACTTTAATTACATAATAATCAGTAGCTAATGAAAGACCTGCTGGAAGAGTTGTTGTTGTTGTTAAACGTACTCTTGTGCCTGTCAAAATATTACTTGGAATACTTGCGGTTGACGTATAAGTACAAACATCCGTTCCTGCATCTGCTGTAAATGTATCAGATTGTCCTAATGTATTTGTAGTTGCTTGTGCTGTTGCTGTGGTTACAGTCGTTACTCTGTAAAATCCAATTACATCAATCAATGCTAATGTAGCAGGAACAACCGTTGCTGCTGCCGTTACTGCGTGACCACCTAACAAATACTTGTAAGCACTTGGCTGTACGTTTCCTCCATGTGGAATTGAACCTGCACTTGCTGTTGTATCTTTAACCGCTTGAAAAGTTAAATTGGAACCTGCATCAAATATAGCATCCGCAGCAGGGTTTCCTCCCCCTCTAAAAAGCGTAGCCCATTCATTTGCTACCGCAATTGTTGTTGGAGCTGTATTCTTAGCCCAAGAAGCATCCCATTTCTGTCCTAGAGAAAGAGCTTCGATTATTTGGTCATTACTTGCAAAACCTGCCATATTTTCTTATTGTTTAGTTCCATATTACTTTTAAACTACCTGTAAATGATACTGATGATATACCTGTGAATGGTAAACATACAAATCCTAAAAAGGCATCATCTTCAATTATAGGTAAACTTCCTGTCGGTATTAAAAAATCTTTTTCATTTTGAGTAGAAATTGCTCCTGCTGCTGAAACCATTGATTCCGTAGAACATATTTGAGCTAATGGCTTTACTAATATAAAGCTAGAGAGTCCTATATCTGTTCCACTAATCATTTGAACAGACTCTATCGCTCTTACACCTGTATCTCCATCAGCTAAAGGAACCATCCAACTTGCCGCTCCTGCCGTTGTTCCTGCACTATTAGCAATAGCTCCAACCACATTTGCAAATGAATCAGTATTTTGAATACAAATTTGACTCAATCTGCCTGTTACTCCATCTGAGTTGGTATATTTAACTCGAAATGTTTGACCGCCTGTTCTTGCTCCTACGATTACAGACATTATCTGAACACCTTTACCATCTGTATATCGTGGAAGTGTAACTGTATTATCCATCAATTGCTCATCGGTAGTTCCATCATCAACTGTTGGATAATATAACAAGTAATCGAGTAAAATAAAATTCATTGGACAAGCATACACCGCACTAATCGAGTTATTTGCTTGAATCGTTATTACTCTCAGGTATTTGGTCATTGGAGAAACATTTGCTCCATGATAAATACCTCCATCTTGAGACTGATAAATAGCCTTTGCGGTCAATGGATCTGCATCAAACCAATACTTAGGAGGAGGTGTTCCTGCACTCATAGATAAATCAAGCCAACATCTAGGCTGATTCAATTGAGAGAATTGTTTTCTAAACATATAAGTTCTTACACGTCCTTCCAACTCAGCATCAACAACTTCTTTTATGGATTTGAACCCTGCCAAATTACTTCTGTTTTAAATTTGATGTTCCTTCCGCAGTAGCTTCCATATCGCAAACGACAGGTGCTTTACAATCACATTGTTTTATTGGAGGAGTGTCTTTTACAACAACTACTCCTTTACCACATTTTCCACACTTATACATATCAATCTTCCGTTACAGTCAATGCTCCAATAGCAAATTGAGGTTGAATACCTGATGAAATTGAACGTGATGCAGTAAGCGCACCGCTATACAAAATCTGCCCTGCACCCGAAGTTGTAGTTACAATCCCCACATGGGTAATCGTTTCTGAACCAGATGTACATTCTGGGAACTGAATAAGTCCTGTATTAGAACTTGAACCTCCCGATGCAGCACTAAATCCTGTTGCAGCCGTTACAGTTACCCTAGCATAAGAACCATAAGCAGCTTCATTACTAACTGCCGTTCCTGCATCTGTTGGATCTGCAGTATATAATGCAATGTATCTACTTGCATTTGCTCTCCATGATGGATCAACTGCTCTTAATATCGCATCTAGCGTATCGTTTTCTGTTGTGTTACTTTTACTCATATCTTTCTTTTATTTACCAACCTTGTGGAAAGTATCCGTTTGATGATCCTGTAGCTCCAGTTACTGTTTTCCAAATTGGATTACCATCTGAATCTACACCTATATACTTGTCAATAGCAGTAGATCCTAAAGCAAGAATATCTGCTGGTATCTTATCGTCTGACGTAACTGGATGAATAGTTCCTCTAACTATTTTAACAAGTCTAGTGTTAACCTTTCTATTCATTAAGAATTATTTATTTGCAAAGATACAAAAAATCCATGCAGTTTCTATTCGTCAATAGTCTTACATGGAGGTTCGTCATAAGTTATACCTTTCGGATTTCCTTTACACGGGAAAAGACCTAATCTGGTGCAGTGTTC